CATTTTAAAGTTTGATCTATTTTCATCTTTCGTAAATAGCAAATGTATCAGCCCAACCCATTAACACGTAACTAGGATCTCTACGATAACCTGGCTTTGATGTGCCTCTATATCGGTATCTGATATTCATAGCATTTTTATTATTACTTACTTCTTTAAAATATTTAAGATATTTTATCGGAATGCCTTTGGCAATAGAAACTTCTTTGCCCCAAGGATCTGTTAAGTATTTTGATAAAAGAGGATTAACTATTCTCTCAAAAATCTTTTTTCTTCTATTCATCATATCTCCTATTTTAAATATAAAGGTCCAGTCCATTGAATTGGATAGTTACCTGTTAGTACATTTCCTCTTGGTGAGTTTAAAGCAGGCGCATTCCAACCAGCAGCTTTTAATATATCACCTTTTTTAAAATGTTTAAAGTCTTCTTTAACGATAAAACAAAAAACACCAGTATCTTGTACAACCTTAATATATTTTTTACCTTGTGTAACTCTTGTTTTCATATCCCATTGTTCAACTTGTTCTTTAGAATAACCAGTAAGTTCTCTGCCACCAGAGGTAGACATTCTTACATAATCATCTTTAGCACCAGACATCAAGTTTTTGATACCTTCGTTTAAAGTTTCAGCAGTTTTTGTTACAGTTATCATTATTGTACCTCCAACATTGTCATTGGTACTCTATAAATTCTACCCATAAGGTCTACTAAACATTTACTATTCATAATTTTAGTAATGACACCTGGAGTTTTTTTAGTTTTTTGTACTACAAAAACTTTAGTACCAACTTTCATCTCATTTTTTACTTTTTGTTTTATAAGAGTATCAATAATAGCCTTTGTATCATTTAATTGAGTGATACTCATTTTGTTTAATGTTTCTATCATCATAGTTTATTGTCCTTCCTTGTTCATAGTTAATATAGTCATTATACCACAAATAATCATAATTGTCAAGCAAATAAAAAATGCTGTCCAGTTCTCATTACCGATACAAGCACCACCACAATCTTCAATGGCACCAACAGCAAAAATAGCAGATAAGATTGTTACTATACCAAAAAAACTACTCATTAAAGTACCTCACAAACGTTATATTCGTCAATACCTAACATATCAACGTTTTGAACAGCTAAAATATCTTTTTCAGCTTGGTCATAATTGATTTTTTTGTTTTGATACTTTTCAATAATAGCATCAACAGCTTTTTCGGCTTCTTCATAAGCCCATTCTTTTACTTTCATAGTGTTTCCTTTCTTATTAATCATTACATACTAAATATAAGGGAAAAAATTCGTTTTGTAAAGCGAAAAATCCCGAAAAAACAGGAAAAAATGAGAAAAAAACCCTTGTTTTTCAGTGTTTTATTGACTTTTTTGTTCTTATTTTGTTCTTCTTGTCAAAAAACACTGGAAAATTGTAAAATTAGACCCGATTTAGAGAAAATTGGTGAAGAAATTGCCGAATCAGTCGAATCAGATAGAGAAATTGATGTAAATAAAATGAAAGCTTTACAAACAAGTTGTGAATTTTGAAATAAATAGTTCAAAAAGAGGGAAATATGAAAACTTGTCAAAATTGTGGTCATCAATGTCATTGTGGAACAACTTGTTTACAAGATGTGGTTGATGAATTTGGTAATAAGTATCAAATTGAGTGTTGTAAACACTGCCGACACGAAACAAAGATAGAAAATCCCGAAAACTTATTTAACGGAGCTTAATATGGCGGGAATAAAACAAAGAGGCATAATTTCAGATCAACGTAAAAGATATTTTAATGGTGAAGAAGTAAAACCAGTAAAATACTATAATTCAAATGGTCGTGCTATTATGACAGGATCAGTAAATGATGAGATTATAAGATATCCTGACGGAAGACCAATTCCTTTTAAAAGTATATAGAAATGCCTGGAATTGTAAGAGTTGGAGATTCACACATTGGACACGCTAGTCCTACTCCCAATCCATTTCATAGAACCACTTATGTAGGGGGATCTCCTAATGTTAACGTAAACAGTAGGGCATTAATAAGAATAGGGGATTCTACAGGTTGTGGAGATCCAGCAACTTCTGGTTCACCAAATGTATTTTGTAATGGAATTGCAGTACACCGATTAGGAGATGCTACAGGAGGTCACGGAAGTTGGGTTCCTAATGCTTCTGCTACATCATCTATTAATGTATTTGCAAATGGTGGCGGGGGATCACAAGTACCTTATAATGAAAGTGATAGTATATCTGGTAATGGTGGCTGTTCTTTTTATGATTGGCAAAATAACGTATGTTTAGATCAATCAGTAGATCCTAGTGCTGATTATTATGTTGCTCCATAATATTTAAAATGTGTTATAAATATTACTGTTATGGCAAACTATGATGCTTCATCTACTAATAAAAGTAAAAGGTCAAACAGGACTTTTAAAGATTTAGATTTAGATTTTACAAGAAATCCTGTTACTAACGATATTTCTAAGATTGAAGACGTAGATGCTGTAAAAAGAAGTGTACGTAATTTAGTTCAAACAAACTTTTACGAGAGACCATTTCATCCTGAAATAGGGTGTGGAGTTAGAGAGTTATTATTTGAACCTTTTACGCCAATTACAGGCATTTTTTTAAAAAGAAAAATAGAAGAAGTAATTACAAACTTTGAACCACGTGTTGCTTTAAATGATATTTCACTAGAGCAAGATGATGATAAAAACAGATTAGAAGTAAAAATTTATTTTTACGTTAGAGGAGTTCCAGACCCAATAGTTGTAACAACTTTTTTACAAAGGTTAAGATAAGATGGCAAATCATAAATTAAATATTTCAGAATTAGATTTTGATAACATAAAAAGTAATCTAAAAACTTTTTTACAAAAACAACCAGAATTTTCTGATTACAACTTTGAAGGTTCAGGTTTATCTATTTTATTAGATGTCTTAGCTTACAACACACACTACTTAGGCTTCAATGCTAATATGTTAGCAAATGAAATGTACTTAGATAGTGCTGACATAAGAAAAAATATTGTTTCACTTGCCAAGATGTTAGGATATACACCAACATCAGCAAAAGCTCCAACGGCAACAATTGATATTCTGGTAAATAATGCTACAGGTGCTTCTATCACAATGGATAAAGGAACCGTGTTTACAACTTCTATTGATGGTATCTCATATCAGTTTGTTACAAATGCCGATCACACAATAACACCTGTCAACGGTGTTTATAGATTTTTAAGTATTCCTATTTACGAAGGAACACTAACAACTTTTAAATATACTGCTAACTCTACAGATCCTGACCAAAGATTTATAATACCGACTAATCGTGCTGATACTTCTACTTTAAAAGTGACAGTACAAAATTCATCTACTGATTCAACAACAAGAACATTTACAAAAGCAGATGGAATTTTAGAATTAGATTCAACATCAAAAGTTTATTTTGTACAAGAAGTAGAAGATGGTAAGTTTGAAGTTTATTTTGGTGACGGAATTATCGGAACTGCTTTAGATGATGGTAACATTGTTAATTTAGAATATATTGTTACAAATAAAACAGACGCTAATGGTGCTTCTTCATTTACATTAAATGGCAGTATTGGTGCTTTTTCAAATGTTTCGCTAACTACAGTTTCAAGTGCTCAAGGTGGTTCAGAACCACAATCAAAAGAGTCAATTCGATATAACGCACCGTTACAATATGCTAGACAAGATAGAGCCGTAACAACATCTGATTACGAAACACTTGTAAGAGAAATTTATCCTAATATACAATCTGTAAGTGCTTGGGGTGGCGAAGATGATGAAAGTCCAGAATATGGTTTAGTTAAAATATCAATATTACCTTTATCAGGTTCAACTTTAACAGCTGCTACAAAATCTAGTATCGTTACTCAACTTAAAAAATATAATGTTGCTTCAGTAAGACCAGAAATTATTGATCCTGAAATTACAAAAATATTAATAACATCAAATGTTAAATATGATGAAAAGGCAACTACAAAAGATGATGATACAATTAAGTCTAATGTTATTACGACTTTAAATAATTACAATACAGATAATTTACAAAAATTTGATAGTATTTTTAGATACTCAAAAGTTACTGGTTTAATAGATGCTACTGATACAAGTATTTTATCAAACATCTCAACAATTAGAATTAGAAAATCATTTACACCACGAATTGCTACATCAGCAAGATATGATATAGAATTTAGAAATGCTATTTACAATCCACACACAGGACACAGATCAGCCGAAGGTGGTATTTTAGAATCATCAGGATTTAAAGTAGTAGGTGATACAACTAATGTTTATTTTTTAGATGATGATGGATCTGGTAATATTAGAAGATATTATCTAGTAGGTGCTGTTAGAACATATGTTAATAATACACAAGGTACAATTAATTATGCTACAGGTCTTGTGACTATAAATTCTTTAAATGTATCAAGTGTTGAAAATATCCGTGGTTCTGCTTCTTCAGTAATTGAAATTACAGTACAACCTAACTCTAATGATATTGTACCAGTAAGAAATCAAATTTTAGAATTAGATACTGCCAATTCAAACATTACTGTGTCTGCTGATACTTTTGTAGGAGGATCTGCTGATGCTGGAGTAGGATACACAACTTCATCTAGTTACAGCACATAATAAAAAATTATGGCAAAGTTTACGGATAAAATATCCAATCTTATCAATAGTCAGGCTCCTGACTTTGTATTAGAGCAACATCCTAAATTTTTAGAATTTATTAAAGCGTACTACACATTTATGGAGTCCGCTGAATTATCTATTACTTCTATTCAAACTACAGATGGTATATTTTTAGAAACAGAAACAAACCAAGAAAACGTTTTATTATTAAATAGTACACGTGTAGGTTCTGAAAGAACACTAGAAGATGAAGGCGACAAAATATTATTAGAAAGTTCTGTATTTGGTAAATTTACACGTGGAGAAACAATAACTGGACAAACTTCAAACGCTACAGCAACTATTTTAGGCGAAGATTTAGTAAATGGTCGTTTGTTTATTTCAGCACAAGACAAATTTATAGTTGGTGAAACCGTTTTAGGTTCATCATCAAATGCCAGCGGTATCATTAATAATTACAAACCTAATCCTGTAGAAAATATCCAACACTTATTAAACTTTAGAGATCCAGATAAAGTTATTTCAAACTTTTTAACAAAATTTAGAAATGAATTTTTAAGTACATTACCAGAACAATTAGATTCAAATGTTAACAAAAGAACATTAATTAAAAATATAAAATCACTTTACAAAGGTAAAGGAACTGCTGACGCTCATAAAGTATTTTTTAATTTACTATTTGATGAGCCTTCAGAAACAACTTATCCTAGAGAAAGTATATTACGAGCATCGGATGGCAATTGGGGAATAGAAAATATTTTACGATCAATTGATAGTGAAGGTGATTCGACAGATTTAATTGGTCGTACAATTACAGGACAAACATCAGGTGCTACAGCGATACCTGAAAACGTTTTTAAATTTCAAATAGGTGCTAATTTAGTAACAGAATTTATTTTAAATCCAGAAACTACAAACGGTACATTTATAATTGGTGAAGAAATTAGAGGAACAAAAACAGACGAAGATGATTTGTTTATTAAAACAATAGTTACTGGTATTCCTACTGAGTTATCAATTATAAATGATGGTTCTTTATATTCAGCAAATGATAATGTTGCTATCACAGAAACAGGTGGAGAATCATCTAATATTCAAATAAACGGTGTTGGTCGGGGTGGGATTGACACATATGTAATTGAAAATGGCGGAACAGGTTATGAAATTGGCGATGATATTATTTTTAATAATACAAACACAGGTGGTGGTAATACTAGAGCAAAAGTAGCCGTTGTTAATGGAGGCTTTACACAAGAAGAAGCCACGGCATCAAATATATTATTAGAAGATAATAGTGGATCAGTAATATTAGAAAGTTCTGAAGATGGAAGATACACTTTTGTTTTAGAAGGCAATACTGAAGAAGGTAGTATTATATTAGAAGATGGAAATTACTTGGTTCAGGAAGATAGTGACTTAGCTGCTGAAGAAGAAAATATAGAATATCTATTACAAGATATAGAAAATATTTTAGAAGAACATATTGTTTTAGAAAATGAAACTGTAAGGGGCGATCCATACACAGGAAATAAAATTGTACAAGAAAGTGGCACAGGCACAGGTGATATTACTGATATTAGAATTGTATCTGAAGGTTCAAGTTATATTTCATTACCAACTGTAACAGTATCAGATTCATCAGGTGGTTCAGGTGCTTCTGTTTTAGCTTACGGAACACAAATAGGTCGAGTACAATCTATTAAAGTCGTTGAATACGGTGCTTATTTTGAACAGTCGCCAACACCTCCTACACTTGTACTTCCAACAAATTTAATTTTAACAAATATTTCAGGTTCTGGTTTTTTAACAGGTGAAACTGTAAGTGCTTTAGGTGCTGATGGTTCAACAACAATCACTGCTACTGTTTCATTTTTTGATAACACACGTAATTTATTAAAGTTATCTCAGGCGTCAGGAACATTTGGAACAGACGTTACGATTACAGGTGCTACAACAAGTACAACAGCAAATATAAAATTATTCGATCAATCAACATCATCAGCAACAATAGGTGCTTTAGCAACAACAAGTGGCGACTTTGTAAATCAGGATGGTTTTGTTTCTGAAAATACAATGAGAATACATGACAACTTAATTTACCAAGATTATTCTTATGTAATTAAAATAGGTCGTGTTATTAATGAATGGAGAGATTCATTTAAGAAAACAATGCACTCTGCTGGTTATTATTTTACAGGACAAGTTACATTACAAACTCAAATATCTGCTCAAATTTCATCGCCAGTGGATGGCATTGTATCTGGTGAAAGTGATGATCCAATCTTCTCTATCATCAATACATTGTTTACAACTATTTTTGGAAGAAGACTTGGTACTGAAGATGATGGAACGACATTAAGAGTAAATCCAGAAACAGGTGTTGATCCATTATTTGATGATAGTACAAATGATTTCTTTACACCAAACACACGTGACTTAACTTTAGTTCACAAAATGTTAATAAAGTTACCTATTATAGAAATACCTATTAACTTTAGAGGTAATGATTATAATTTTGGTTATGCTTATTGTGGACCAAGATTAAAGTCGTTGAATATATACAACAAGCCATTTGATAGTTTATATGGTGGAGGTAAAACATTAGCAACATATAGTGCTATTGAAAGTGCTAATCCAGGTTACGGTGTATCTCCGTCTGTACAAGCGATGACAATGGCTGCTTGGGCTGAACATAGAGTTACTGGTCTTAATAATTCACTGAATGGTGAAAGATTTACGATAGAAGATTACGGTGATTCAGACCATGATAATTTAAAAACTTTTGTAGCAATTCCTACTGAGGTTATTAGAATAAATGAAATAGATACTTTTGACTCAAATGTCGATACTTTTGATTCAAATACTTTAAGATTTGATGAAGGATAAGATATAAATATTACAAAACAAGGTAACAATTAATGGCAAAACAAGCATTAGATAGAGGAACAGTCGCAAACGACGGAACTGGTGATAATCTTAGAGATGGCGCTAGTAAAATCAATGATAACTTTGATGAAATCTATACATTATTAGGCGACGGTACTACACTTACAAGTGATGATGTTGTTTTAAGAACAGCATCACAAACATTAACAACAAAAACAATTAGTGGTTCTTCTAACACATTAACAAATATTGCTAACTCATCACTTACAAATTCATCTATTTCAATTGTAGATGATAGTTCAACATCTGCCACAATATCACTTGGAGAAACATTATCTATCACTGGCGGTACTGGTGTAGATACAGCTATTTCAGGTGACGGAATTTCAGTTTCATTAACTAATTCAGACATTACAATAGTTGATGATAGTTCTACTTCAGCAACAATTTCATTAGGCGAAACATTATCTATCACAGGTGGTACTGGCGTAGATACAGCTGTTTCAGGTGATGGTTTATCCATTTCAGTTTCAAGTATACCAAATAGTTCATTAACTAATTCAGGTATTACTTTAGTTGATGATAGTTCAACATCAACAACTATTTCATTAGGAGAAACTTTAGGTATTACAGGCGGAACAGGTATTGATACAACTATATCTGGTGATACAATTTCAGTTGCCGTTGATAGTACAATTGCTTTAAAACCTGCTACAACAACTGCTACAGGCGATGGTTCTACTGTGGCATTTACGTTAGCAAGTTCAGGAACAACTGATAGTGTATTAGTGTTCGTAAACGGTACTTTTCAAGTGCCAACAACTGATTATTCAGTATCAGGAACCACATTAACCTTTACTTCAGCACCTGCTGGATCGGCTGCTATAGTGATTAAGGAGTTTTAAAATCTTGTATAAATATAATAGAAATTAAGAGGAAATTATGCCAGCAATTATAACAAACAAATTTAGACACAATAACGCTGAACAGTTTACGGATTCATTTTCTTCAGACGCTTATTACTTAGGTATTGGTCGACCACAACCATACGGTACACTTACACGTGGTGATTTAAGAACAACAAACGAAGGTGTTGATACAGGTCCTTTATCTCCTGTTGACTCAATTGCTGACGAATACTATTATTATGATGATATGTTGGCTGCTAAAAAAGTTAACTCATCTGATTTATCATACGTAGTTCCTAGAAGAAACTGGACATCAGGTACAGTTTATGATTACTATAGACACGATTATGGAAATAGAGTTACAGGAACAACAACTACACAATCAGCAAATAGTGGTGCTACAAATTTATGGGATGCTACTTTTTATGTAGTGACAGACGATTTCAATGTTTACAAATGTTTAGACAATAATAGTAATGCTACTTCTACTGTAAAACCAACAGGCACTTCTTCATCTATTTTAGCAACTGCTGACGGATACAAATGGAAGTATATATATTCATTAACTGCCACACAACAAATAAATTTCCTTTCTACAGATTTTATGGCAGTAGAAACAAACGCTACTGTTTCTGCCGCTGCTACTGATGGTGCTATTAACATAGTAAAAATAAAAGAAGGTGGTACTGGTGGTACTGACGGAACTCATACAGGTATCGCAATCAAAGGCGACGGTTCTTCAGGAACTGTTTCAGTTACTATTTCAGGTGGTACAATTACATCTCTTACAGTTACAAACGCTGGTTCAGGATACACTTATGCTTATATAAGAGTTGCTGATATTAACACTGCTGGTGGTGGTTCATTAACTGGTGCTGAATTAGATTGTATCATAGAGCCAAAAGGCGGTCACGGTTTTAATGCTGTGAGAGAATTAGGTGCTTATTATGTAATGTTAAATGTAAACTTTGAAGGAGATGAAACTTCAAATACAGGTGACTTTACAACATCAAATGATTTTAGAAGAATAATGTTAATTAAAAATCCTAAATCATCAGGATCAACTGCTTCTACAGCAACATTAAGAGGAATGAAAGCTGTAACATTTGCTTCTTCTCCTTCTCCAGGAACTTTTACAGTTGATGAAGAAATCAATCAGACAACAACAGGTGCTGTTGGTAAAGTTGTTGAGTGGGATTCTACAAACAGAATTTTATATTATATACAAACAAGATTTAACGATCACGGAATAGACAGTAATGCTAATTTAACTGCTTTTTCAGGTGCTAACGTAATTACAGGTCAAAGTTCAAGTGCTACAGGTACACCAGACACTTCAGTTACAAGTACAGTAGATGATGTAGTATTTGTTTCAGGTTATGCTACAGCAGAAATTGATGAAGATGAGGGAGATGTGATATACGTAGAAAATAGAGCACCGATCACAAGAGCTTCAGACCAAACAGAAAATGTTAAATTAATAATTGAATTTTAGAGGAATATAAATGCCAAGTCCAACTGACTTTAATTTGACGCCTTATTATGATGACTATACAGAATCCAAAAAGTTTCATCGGGTTCTTTTTAGACCATCATTTGCAGTACAGGCGAGAGAATTAACACAATCACAATCCATTTTACAAAATCAGATTGAAAGATTATCTGACCATATTTTTGAAAAAGGTGCGATGGTAATACCAGGCGAGTCTGGTTATGATGTTAATTATTATGCTGTTAAAGTCGCAAGTTACACAGGCGCCACTTCTTTATCAGATTTTGTTGGTGTTACACTTACAGGTGCTGACACAGGATTACAAGCAAAAGTAATTGGCGCAGTTGTTACAGACGGAACAGATCCAGATACTTTATATGTAAAATATATTGACGGTGGTACTGACGGAACAAATTTAGCATTTAATGATGCTGAAGTTTTATCAGGTGTTTTAGCAGATAGTACACTTACAACAGTTACTCTACAAACATCAAATGCCACTGCTACAGGTTCAGCTGCTTATGTAAATCAAGGTGTTTATTACATTAATGGATTTCACGTACAAGTAGATGAACAAACAATCATTTTAGACAAATACACAAACACACCTAGTTATCGTATTGGTTTAGAAATTACTGAATCATTTATTACATCCAATGATGATGCTTCTTTAAATGATAATGCTCAAGGTGTTTCAAACACAAACGCTCCAGGTGCTCACAGATTTAAAATTAACTTAACTTTAGCAAAAAGAAGTTTAACAAGTACCGAAGATAGTAACTTTGTAGAATTAATTAGATTAAAAAATGGAGTTATTCAAAACCAGGTAAGAACAACTGATTATGCTGTTTTAGAAGATACACTTGCTCGAAGAACATTTGACGAATCTGGTGATTATTCTGTTAGAGATTTTGAGTTAGAAATTAGAGAACATTTAGATGACGGTGCTGGTAATAGAGGTGTATATACATCTGCTGATGATGGAGATGAAGCTAAATTAGCTGCTGGTTTTTCTCCAGGAAAAGCATATGTCAAAGGTTATGAAATTGAAACTATTGGAACAACTTACGTTGACATTGATAAAGCTAGAGAGTTTGAAACAAAAAATAATTTTAACACACGTTACGATATTCGAAACTATGTAAACGTAACAGACATTTACGGTGCTCCAGATGTTGGTCAAGTTTCAGGATCGACTGAAGCATTTAAATTAGTAAATTTGTATGATGTAGAAAAAACAGGTGCTTCAACACCTCCTTCTGCATCAGGTTCAAGTGTTCCTACTATTGGTAGAGCAAAAACTAGAGGATTTGAAAAAGTTTCAGGAACGGCATCTGCTGCTATATTAGCAACTTCTTCGATCTATCGTCATTATCTATTTGATATTAATATGTTCACACACTTGAACATTACAACTGCTCAATCATTTACACCTGCTGGAGAAGTTATTACAGGTGGTACTTCAGGTGCTACTGCTACATTTGAATCAATTTCAACAACAGAAAGTGGAACTATATCTGGTCCTTCAGGTGTCACACAAGCAAATCCTGGAGTAGTCACAGTCACAGGACACAACTTTAAAGAAGGTCAACAAGTTACAATTACTGGCGTTTCAGGTATGACAGAATTAAACGGTAACGTTTATACAGTAAGAAATCCAGGCACAAATAGCTTTGAATTATATGATACAGACGGTACGACTTCGATAGATACTTCAGGCTTTTCAGCATGGAGTTCTGGTGGTACAGTCGCTCACGGTGTTGTTGTTGTATCAAGTGTTATTGGAGAGTTTTCACCAGGAGAAACAATTACAGGCGGAACATCTAGTAATACAGCAACTGTACAAGCTGATGCTGTAGGATTTAAAGGTGTTACTACTTTTGATTTCTCATTTGTTAAATCTTTACATATGGCAGGTTCGCCAATCTATGCTGCTAACGCTGATACGACTGCTACATACGGCTCTAATTTAGAATTATTAGGAACAATATCAGTAGCAAATAGTGGAACAACAGTTACAGGTTTTGGTACTTTATTTAATGAAGAATTAAGAATAGGCGACTCTATTCAATTTACAACTGATGCTGGAAACTCAGTTACCAGATTAGTTGAATCTATTATATCCAATACACAATTAGAATTATCGACTGCTGTTGGTGGTAGTGATGTATCAACAAAAACAGTTGTTACAAGACAAAGAGGTAAAATACAAGATCCTGCTAGAAATACAGCCATCTTTAGACTGCCATTTTCAAATGTTAAAACTTTAAAAACAACTGCTAATTCTGGTTTAACAGATACAAATTATGAAATACGAAGACAGTTTGTTGGAACATTAGTATCTGGACAAGTTACATTTAATACAGGAGCTAATGAAAACTTTGTTGGACAAAGTGATGTTGACTATATTGTTTCAGTTATATCAGGTGGTGGTTCACTTACTAACGGTGATGTATTAACAACATCAGGTAATAATGATGACGGAAATCCTATATTTGCTTTAGTTAGTGGAGATACAACATTAACACTTGATTACGGTTCTACTTATGGTGCTGGTGCTGAAATTAAAGTAATTGCTACAATTAACAGACAATTAGCTGGTTCAAAAACAAAAACACCTACGACAACAACTGTACAAAAAACAGATCAAACTGAAATTGAATCAGGTGTTATTGGATTAGGTAAAGCTGACGTTTATCAAATTAATAACGTTTATATGTCAGCAGATTTTTCTACCAATGCGACAACATCAGACACCGATATTACAAACAGATTTGATTTAGACACAGGTCAAAGAGATAACTTCTATGACATTGGTCGATTAAAATTAAAAACAGGCGAATTGGCACCAACAGGTAGAGTATTAGTTAGTTTTGCTTATTATACACACGGTGCTGGTGATTATTTTGATGTTGATTCATATGCTTCTATCAATTACGCTGATATACCAGATTATTTTTCAGATACTACAGGCGGTCGTTTTAGATTAAGAGATTGTTTAGACTTTAGACCAAGAGTAGATGATGCTTCTACAATTAATTCAGGTGGACAAGATAGAAGTTTTGATGGCACAGGTGCTTCACTTGTTGACGTTGTTAAATTTGACACAAGTTTAACTTGTGATTTAGAATATTACTTACCAAGAATAGATAAAATTTTCTTAGACAAAGACGGCAACTTTAAAATTTCAAAAGGTTCAGCGGCGTTAAACCCACCGTATCCAAAAGCATTAGAAAATGCTATGCATTTATACACACTGTATATTAAAGCATACACTTTAGATCCAGATGAAATAGAAATTGAAACAGTTGATAATCGAAGATATACAATGAGAGATATTGGTAAATTGGAAAGAAGAATTGACAATATCGAATATTATACTCAATTATCTTTATTAGAAACTCAGGCTTCATCATTACAAATACAAGACGCAAACGGTTTTGATAGATTTAAAAATGGATTTATTGTTGATGACTTTACAGGTCACGGAGTTGGTGATGTAGGTAATCCAGATTATAAAGTTTCTATGGATATGTCAAAAGGTGAATTACACCCAACTTTTGATTCTGAGAGTATTCAATTTATTGAAGCTAATTCAACAGGAACTAAAACAACTGACGGAAGTGCTAGTGATGATACTTTGATTACAGACACAGATCGAACATCACAAAATTATAAAAAAACAGGTGATTTAATTACTTTACCTTATACGGAAGTCACAGCTGTTGAACAACAATATGCTAGTAAGTTTGTTAACGTTAATCCATTTAACGTATTTACTTGGGTAGGTACAATTGATTTAAATCCATCTACAGACGAATGGAAAGAAACAAGAAGAAGACCAGATTTAGTTATTAACCAACAAGGTTCATTTGATACTATGTTGGCAGAAAGAGGATTGCCTGCTAACTCTACAAGTATTTCACAAGGAACTGTATGGAATGAATGGCAAGATTTTTGGGTAGGCGCTCCTAATGAAACTTCAACACAAGCTGGTAATAGAATACGAGAACAATTTTGGAGAGCTGAAAATCCTAGAAGAGGAACAGGTACACACGGTGGTAAGGGTGTTAGAGCTATTACACAAAGAGTAGTTACAACAACATCACAAGTTGTTGGACAATCCAGAACAGGTGTGAGAACAACTGTTGTTCCAAGAGTTGTTAGACGTTCACTTGGTGATAGAGTTTTAAACGTTGCGTTTATTCCATTTATTAGAAGTAGAACAATTACATTTACAGCAAAAAGATTAAAACCAAATACAAGAGTGTTTCCTTTCTTTGATGATATAGCAATTTCAGATTATTGTACAAAAACAGGTGATGCTTCAGCAGGTGGTCCGTTTATTTCAAACTCTAAAGGTGAGTTAACAGGAACATTTACAATACCAGATGCTTCAAATAGAAATGCTAGAAGATTTCCTCAAGGATCTGCTCCTACTGTCCCAAGATGGCGAACAGGTAAAAGAGTCTTTAGGTTAACAAGTTCATCAACAGATGATAGAAATTCTGAGGTTGCTACATCAGCAGAAGCAGATTATACGGCACAAGGAAGTTTAGAAACTGTACAAAACACCGTTGTTTCTACAAGAGAAGCACAAGTTGTTAGACAAAACGTTACAGAAAGAAGACGAGTTACAAGAACATCAACACAAGAAAGTGATGCTGTTGTTGGTTGGTGGGATCCTTTAGCACAAACATTTTTACTTGATGATCCTGGTGGATTATTTTTAACATCTATTGATATTTACTTTCAATCAAAAGATGATAATGTGCCTATTACGTTACAGATAAGAGAAACTGCTAATGGTTATCCTGCTCCTAGAATATTGCCATTTGCTGAAGTTATATTAAATCCTGAAGATGTCAATGTAAGTTCAGATAGTAGCGTAGCAACAAGATTTACATTTCCAAGTCCTGTGTACATACAACAAAACGTTGAATATTCTTTTGTGTTATTAGCAAACTCACAAGATTATAATTGTTGGGTGGCACGAATAGGACAAAATCAAGTTGGTTCTGATCGAACAATATCACAACAACCATACGCTGGTGTGATGTTTAAATCACAAAACGGTTCAACTTGGACGGCAGAACAAAACGAAGATATTAAATTTAAAATTAATCGTGCTGAATTTAGTAATGTTACAGGTAATGTTACTTTTGTGAATAAAGAATTACCAACCGTGCCATTACGATATAATGCTTTACGAACAACAAATACTTCAAATGTGATTAGAGTGTTCCATCCAAATCATGGAATGCACGGTACTGATAACAATGTTACAATTTCTGGTGTTACTTCAGGAACATTAAACGGAATTCCAAGTTCTGAAATTAATGCTACACACACAAGTATTTCAAATATAACTTTAGATAGTTATGATATTACCGTTTCATCTAGTGCGACTGCTACAGGTGATACAGGCGGTTCAGATATTCGAGCTACAGAAAACAGAATGATAGATGTAATGAACGTTAACATTCAAACATTAACTGTTCCTGAAACAGGTATTACTTACACAATGAGACCAACATCAGGAAAATCTATACATTCTACATCACAATCAGAATTTAGTTTAACAACTGCCGCTAATCAAATACCTATTTCAGTTGGTGATAATATTTACTTTGACGCACCTCAAATGGTCGCAAGTGGTATAAATGAAACAAATGAAATGTCAGGTAGTAAATCTTTATTTGTTAATGCTTCATTAACAACAACAAATACAAAATTATCGCCTGTAATTGATGTTCAAAGAATAAGTGGTATTGCTGTTCAAAATAGATTAAACAGTCCAACATCAGGAAACACACCTGATTTTGTTGACGATACGGCAGCTACAGGTACATCAACGGCTGCTGTGTATTGTACAAGACCTATTACTTTAGAAAACACATCTGAGTCAATTGATTTAAGATTGACTGCTAATGTTCAATCAACAGCAAGTATTCGTGTATTCTATCGTTTAACTTCTTCGGAAGAAGTAAGAGATATTAACACACTTGGTTGGATACCTTTTAATACTGCCGGTGAAGAAGATATTGCTGTAACGCCTGCTGAAGATGAAGATGAATTTAGAGAATACAAATATACTGCTGATAATTTAACAGAATATTCAACTTTTCAATTTAAAATTGTTTTAAAAGGAACTAACTCGGCAACACCTCCAATTGTAAAAGATATGAGAGGAATTGCTTTAGCTGTATAAGATGACAATATTAAAAGTAAAAGGACATGATAATTTAGTTAGAGATACACGATCTAACGCTATTATTAATACAAATAAAAGTGAATATCAAATTTATATGGCAAGAGTAAGAGCTAGAGAAAAACAAGGTGATGAGATAAGAAACACCGTAAAAGAAATAAATAATTTAAAGGCAGAATTAAGAGAAATAAAGAATTTAATAAAAGAGGTAGTTAAAAAATAATGGCCGCTAGAACCGTAGCATTATCAGATACTTTAGAAACGTTTAGAACGACCTTTAACAGTCTTTCTTCAACGGATATAGGTGATCCATCATCATTAACTACTACAGCGACAAGTGTGGTTGGTGCGATCAATGAAGTTAATAGTGCTGTCACTACTGCTTTTACAATTGCTGATGATAGTTCAACAACTCAAAAAATTAGTTCAGGTGACGTATTTAGAATTTCAGGTGGTTCTAATTTAAATGCGACTGTAACAGCGACAGATACGCTAACAGTTGATTTAAGTAGTACGATTACAGGATTAACAAGTTTAGATTCTGCTTCATTAACTATTAATGGCGTAGCAGTATCTACTGAAACTTTTGCTGTTGCTCAGGCAATTGCTTTAGGATAATATTATAAATAGTGTATAAATATTAAAAGGAAACAAAATGGCTAACGATTTTAAAAGATTTACAGTTGCAAGTGTCAATACATCCGCAGGTGCTTCAGCAAGTGCTGTTTACACAGTACCTTCAACAAGTGGCACAGCGATGGAATCAATCGTTATCGGTATCACTCTTGCCAACAAATCAACATCAGGTGTCACAGCGAGTGTCTTTTTAGACAACTATGACGGTTCAAATGATGTTTATATTGTAAAAGACGCTGCTATTCCTGCTGGTTCTTCTTTAGAAGTCATGTCAGGAAATAAAATCGTTGTTCAAGGTGATGGTACAGATAATGACGCAATACGAGTTTCATCAAGTACAGGAAGTGCTATTGACGCTACGGTATCTGTACTCGAAGACGTATAATAATATAGGAAAAAAATGGCATACTTAGGTAAAAGTCCAACAGAAATTTTTAGATCATTTTCAGTTAAAGACACCTTTACTGGAGATGGATCGACACTTGTCTTTACACTTTCTCGTGCTGCTTTTGTAGGTAGTCCAAATGATGTACAAGTCTTTGTTGATAACGTAAGACAAGAGCCAGGTTCGGGCAAAGCTTATACCATAGAATTAGATGGAAGTAGTAACGCTACTCAATTAACTTTTACTGCTGCTCCACCAGCTGCTTCAGAAATTTATGTCATTATTTCAGCAGAGCCAACCACTGTGGTTGTTCCTGCTGATAATTCAGTTTCAACTGCTAAAGTACAAGACGGTGCCATTACTTCAGCAAAGATTGCCGACGGTACTGTAATTGCCGCTGATGTTGGTGACGGTACAATTACAGGCGCTAAACTAGCCAGTGATATTGATATTACTTCTACAGGTAGTTTATCATTTGATGGTGGCACAATCAAACTAGATGGTTATTATCCAACAGGTACAGGTAATGTTGCTTTAGGTGGTGCTGCATTAGATGATGGAAGTTTAACTGGTGTTAATAATACTGCTATTGGTGGAAGTGCCTTAAGTAATAATGAATCAGGTAATTGTAATACAGGAATCGGTAGTGCATCTTTATTGGCTAATACAACAGGTTTTAATAACACAGGATTAGGTAGAGGTTCTTTACAATGTAATACAACAGGTTCTAATAACGTAGCATTAGGAGTACGGTCATTATTTTCTAACACCACAGCTTCAAGCAATACAGCAGTTGGTTCGTCATCTTTATGTGCTAATACGACAGGTTTTGATAATACTGCTGTAGGTTTGTCTTCATTACAAGTAAATACAACAGGAACATCATTAACTGCTATTGGAAAAGATGCTTTACAATGTAACACAACAGGTTCAAATAATGTTGCTGTAGGTATGAGAGCATTAGAAGCTAATACTACAGCAAATGATAATGTTGCTTTTGGTCAATTAGCTTTATTGTCAAATCAAACTGGTGCTAATAATACAGCTTTGGGAAATCAAGCCTTAGAAGCAAACACAGCATCCGACAACACAGCCGTAGGTTTTCAATCTTTAACTACTAATACGACAGGAATAGCAAATGTAACTTTAGGTGCATATTCTTTAGCAAGTAATACCACTGGTAACTATAGCACTGCCGTTGGTTATCAAGCATTAACAAATAATACAACTGCTTCTAATGTAGCTGTAGGTTATGCTTCTTTATTTTCTAATACAACAGGAAGTAGTAACACAGCTATTGGCAGAGAGTCATTATGCTCTAATGTAACAGGAAACTTTAACACTTCTTTTGGTTCAGATTCTCTAAGTTCTAACACAGCCTCAAGCAATACAGCAGTAGGTTTTCAATCTTTAACTGATAATACGACAGGTGCAGATAATGTTTCGGTAGGAAAAAATACATTACAAAGTAATACAACAGCAAGTAACAATACAGGATTAGGAACTGGTGCATTACAATATAACACTACTGGAACTGCTAATGTCGGAATTGGTTTAGGTGCTTTATCACAAAACACCACAGCATCAACTAACACAGCAGTTGGATTTTGTTCTTTAAGAAATAATACAACAGGTTCAGACAATACAGCAGTAGGTGGAGAAGCTTTAATAGCTAACACTATAGGAGCAAATAATACTTCAATTGGTAAAAACTCTATGTTGGGAAATACTGAAGGAGCAAGTAATACTGCTTTAGGAAATAATGCCTTACAATGTAACACCACAGCAGATAACAACACAGCAGTAGGTAGATGTGCCTTAAGGTCTAATACGACAGCATCAAGAGGAACTGCTGTTGGAAGATGTGCTTTAGCATCAAACACTACTGGAGATGCAAATACCGCAGTAGGTGATCTTGCATTGGAAGATTGTACAACAGGAGATTTAAATACTGCTATAGGTACAGAATCATTAAAAAATTTAACAACAGGTTGTTACAATGTCGCTTTGGGTAGATCATCAGCTGAATCATTAACAACAGCTAATAATAATACAGCAGTTGGTTATCAATCTTTAAGAGCTAATACGACAGGAACTCAAAACGTAGCAGTAGGTACTAATGCTTTAGATGCTTTAACAACAAGTGGACAGACCACAGCAGTAGGTTATCAAGCTTTAACAGCTACTACTACAGGTACAGGAAACACAGGATTAGGTACAAATGCTTTTCAGGCTAATACAACAGGAAATTATGGTACAGCTACAGGTTATCTTGCACTTGCTTGTAACACAACAGGTCATTGTAATACAGCGGCAGGCCTTCAAGCACTTTTTTTAAATACAACAGGTAGTCAAAATACTGCTGTAGGAGAATGTGCTTTATATTCTAATACAACTGCTACAGAAAATACGGCAATAGGTTTTTGTGCTTTAAAATGTAACACAACTGGTTTTAAAAATCATGCTTTTGGTGGTGCTGCACTTCAATCTGTTACAACAGGTCAAAAAAATACAGCAGTTGGACAAGGAGCAGGTATATCTGTAACAACTGGTAGTAATAACCTTTTATTAGGTAATGATTCTGGTAGAGCAACCTCTCCATCTGGATTAATTACTACTGATTCTAATAATGTTGTTCTTGGTGATAATAATACAAATGATTTATATTGTGCAGATACAACAATTTCTTCATCAGATAAAAGAGATAAAACAGATATAGAAGATTTTACTCATGGTTTAGATTTTGTAACAAAATTAAACCCTAAGACTTACAAATGGGATAGAAGAAGTTGGTATGTTTCAAAAGATGCAACATCAGAAGATGTATTAAATGCAGTTCCTGATGGAAGTAAAAAAAGACCAAAACTTCATATTGGTTTTATGGCACAAGACGTATTAGCATTAGAGAATGAAATTGGTTTTGGCAATAACAAAAACGATATGTTATTTGCTAATATAAATGCTGATGAAACAGCTTATGGTTTAAAATATGAAAGATTAGTTCCTGTATTAGTCAATGCAATAAAAGAATTAAAAACTGAAAATGATGAATTAAAATCTGAAAATGAATCAATTAAAGCAAGATTAGATGCTTTAGAGGGAAGTAATTAATGGCTTATCTCGGAAGAACACCCGCTTGGGGCGCCTATGAGAAACAAAACATCACTCCTGATGGTAGTACCACTACGTTCTCATTGGACTATGCGGTTGGTTCTGAATCTGCTATTTTAGTATCCGTTGCTGGCGTTCCACAAGAGCCTGTGACTGCTTACACTCTTTCAGGTGGTGGATCTTCTATTGTCTTTTCTGAAGCACCAGATGCTGGCGCTTCTACGTTTGTTATCTTTTTAGGTATTGCGTTAGACGTACCTACGATTGGAACGAACTCAATTACCAATCAAACAGAATTAGCTGAAACAGCAAACGATGGCGACTTTTTACTTTTATATGATACATCAACGACATCATTAAAAAAGATTACAAGACAAAATTTAATCGGTGCTGCTACCACAAGAACAGCCACAGGTGATGGCTCGACAACAGGATTTACAGTGACCGATGGCGTAACGGTTGATACAGTATTAGTAACAGAAAACGGTGTATTGCAAACACCAACAACCGATTATACGATTTCAGGTACAACATTAACGTTTGGCACAGCGCCTGCTTCTGGTGTTGCCATACAAATAAGGGAATTATTTAATTAAGATAAATAGTAATAAGAGAGAACAATGACAACTAAAATTTCAGGAGATAATTTAAAAGCCGATATAGCCATTTCTACGACAGGTAATACTGTTTTAGATGGTGCGATTAAGTTAGACGGTAATTTTCCAACTGGTGCGTCAAACGTTGCGATTGGTAACAATGCGTTATCTAACGTTTCAGGAGACAATAACACTGCCGTTGGTTCAGACGCTCTTTGTGCCAATACGACAGGAACTCAAAATATTGGTATTGGAGTAAGTGCTTTAAGAGTCAATACAACTGGAAATAATAACATTGCTATAGGATATTCGTCACTAAGTAGTAATATAGCTAATGATAATACGGCAGTAGGTAGAATTGCTTTAGCAAATAATACAACTGGAGTTAATAATACTGCTCTTGGGCTAAATGCTCTATATCTAAATACTACCGCAAGTTACAATGTAGGTTTAGGTGGTTCTGCTCTTTCAAACAATACTACAGGTGGTTGTAATACTGCTGTAGGTTTTCAATCTAATGTAACCAACACAACAGGTCATAGTAATACATCTATCGGACATCACACACTTAAATGTAATACAACAGGTGTTCAAAATACAGCATTAGGTCGTTGTTCATTATTTTGTAACACAACAGCAGATAACAATACAGCTGTAGGAATTGAATCATTAAATAAAAATACAACTGGAACTAACAATGTCGGAATTGGTAGAGCTGCTTTAGGTTGTAATATAACAGCAAATGATAATACAGCAGTAGGTTCTTTAACTTTATTAAATAACACAACAGGTACAGCTAATACATCATTAGGTAAATCAGCTTTACAAAACAACACAACAGCTGATAACAACACAGCTGTAGGTTATCTATCTTTATGTTCTAACACAACAGGAACATCACTTACAGCAGTAGGTACTTGTGCTTTAAGATATAACACAGCAGATAACAATACAGCTATAGGTGCTTATGCTTCATATGAAAATACGACTGGAATATGTAATGTATCTTTAGGAAGATCAGCACTTCAGCAAACTACAACAGGTTCATGTAACACAGCTATTGGTACAAGAGCATTAACTTGTAACACCACAGCCTCAAATAACACCGCAGTTGGTCATCTATCTTTATGTCTTAATACGACAGGTTATTCAAACACAGCAGTTGGTAAATCAGCACTCCAAAATCTTACAACAGGAGCAAACAATGTAGCTGTCGGACTTGCTGCATTTTGTTCAGGTACAACTGCTTATGATTCAGTTGCAATGGGTGTAGAAGCACTAACATTAAACAATACAGGACACACTAATACTGCTATCGGTAGACAGGCGATGTGTAAAAATACTACAGGTACAAATAATACATCACTAGGTGCTTTTGCTTTATGTGCTAACACAACAGCAACAAGTAATACAGCTGTTGGTGATAGTGCTTTAAGAAGTAACACAACAGGAACTCAAAATACTGCTATTGGAAAAGATACTATGTATTATAACACATCAGGCGGCTATTCTGTTGCAGTGGGTAATAACGCTTTACAAACTCAAACTACTGGAGCAAATAACGTAGCAATAGGAAGAACTGCTCTTTCATCATTAACCACTGGAACTCGAAATACTGTTGTAGGTGGCTCTTACGCTTTAGGCGCTGGTGCTGCAACTACTACTGGTTATCATAATGTTTATATTGGTAATGATACTGGTGGTACAAACACAACAGGTTCAGGTAATACAGCAGTTGGAACAGAAGCTTTTAGATTATCTACAACTGGTTCACACAATACAGCGATTGGAGATAAGGCTTTATGTTCAGCAACCAATTCAAATTCTAATACAGCAGTTGGTAGAAATGCATTATATACAACTACAACAGGTGCAAGTAATACAGGAATTGGTGAACAGGCTTTACAAGCAAACACAACAGGAACTGGTAATACTGCTGTTGGTACTTCTTCTTTATGTGCTAATATCTCACCTAATAACAACACCGCAGTTGGCTATGAAGCTGGTCTTCGTGTAACTACAGGTGGTTTTAACGCAATATTAGGTTATTTAGCTGGATGTACAATAACTACTGGTCAATATAATGTAGCAATACTTAGACAGTCAGCATCAAATTTAACTACAGGTTCGTTTAATACTTATGTAGGATATTTATCGGCAGCAGGAAGTTCTGGTGCTACAGGTGAAATAGTAATAGCTGCTGGTAATAATACAGCTACAGGTAAAGGTAATAATACAGGATTTATAGCTCCTTCTTCTGGTGGTGTCTATCAAGGAAACAACTCATCATCTTGGTCAACTACATCTGATCGAAGAATTAAAAAGAACATTGTAGATAACACAACTGGCTTAGATAAGATTAATCAATTACAAGTTAAAAACTTTGAATATAGAACACCTGAAGAAATTACAGAACTGCCATCTCACGCTGCTATTGATAAACCAGGCGTTCAAGTTGGTGTAATTGCTCAAGAGGTAGAAGACATTTTACCAGATATAGTTAAAACAGAATCTACTGGCGTTAAGTCAGTTAATCCTGATAATGTCACTTGGTATCTAGTCAATGCAATAAAAGAATTAAACACAAAAATTGAAACTTTACAAAACGAAATTAAGACTCTTAAAGGAGAATAAATAGTAGTATGCCATTAACAAAAATAGACACAGGCGCAATAAAAGATGACGCTATTAATTCAGCAAAGATAGCTGATGGCACTGTTGTTGCCTCAGACGTATTAGATAACACGATTACAGGCGCTAAATTAGCCAGTGATATTGCTATTAGTACAACTGGCGCCGTTGTTTTAGATGGCACAATCAAACTAGATGGTAATTATCCTGTAGGAACTTCTAACGTTGCTTTAGGAAACCAAGCGTTAGATGATGGAAGTTTAACAGGTGGTAATAACACTGCTATTGGATCAGCTTCTTTATCTAATAATACTACTGGAGTTGATAATACTTCTATAGGTCATGTGTCTTTATCAGCTAATACCTCTGGTGTTCGTAACACAGCAGTAGGTCGTTGTTCTTTGGCTACTAACTCAACAGGCGATCAAAATACAGCAGTTGGAAAAGATGCTTTAAAAGTAAATACCACAGCTGCCAACAACACAGCAGTTGGTATTCAATCTTTATTTAGTAATACGACAGGAACATCAAACGTAGGGTTAGGTGGTTGTAGTTTATATTCTAATACAACAGCTTCAGGAGTTACAGCAGTAGGTTTTCAATCTTTAAATGCTAATACGACAAATGGTGGACATAGTGCTTTAGGTTATCAATCTTTAAAAAATAATACTACAGGCTTACATAATACAGCAGTAGGTTATGACAGTTTAACTACTAATACTACTGGTAGCAATAATGTTGCTATGGGTAGATGCTCTTTAAATGCTAACACCACAGCCTCAAATAACACAGCAGTTGGTTATCATTCTTTATGTTCTAATACGACAGGTGTTAATAATACAGCAGTAGGTTATTTTTCTTTATGTGCTAACACTACAGGTGGAAATAGCACAGCTGTAGGTTTATTTTCTTTAACTAGTAATACTACTGGTGATGAAAATACTGCTGTTGGAAGAGGTTCTTTATACGCTAATACAACAGGTACACAAAATACAGCATTAGGTTTTGCTTCACTTCAATGTAACACAACAGCTTCCAACAACATAGCAGCAGGTTGGGAAACACTTTTTCTTAACACAACAGGTGCAAATAATTCAGCTTTTGGTACTTGTGCATTAAGAGCCAACACCACAGCTTCTAACAACACAGCAGTAGGTTTCTGTTCTTTAAATGCTAATACGACAGGTGGTTCTAATGTCGGAATAGGTTATCAAGCACTAAGTGCTAATACAACTGCATCAGAAAACACAGCAGTTGGAAGAGAAGCTATGAAAGATAACACTACAGGTTATGCTAATGTTGCTATGGGAAGACAGGCATTGTGCACTAATACAAGTGGATATTCTAACACTGCAATAGGAAAAGAATCTTTAAAAGTTAATACGACAGGTGTTCTAAATACTGCTGTCGGTTTTAGTGCTGGTATATCAAATACTACAGGAAGTAAAAATGCTTTCTTTGGAAACTCTGCTGGTCAAAATAATACAGAGGGTGAAGAAAATACTGCTTTAGGAAGTTTAGCTGGAAAAACATTAACTACAGGTTCTGGAAACGTAGCTGTAGGTAGAGAATCTTTAGAAAACAACACATCAGGATCTGATAATGTTGCTGTAGGAAAATTATCAATATATACTCTTACAACTGGTCAAAGAAATACAGGAATTGGCTTTCAAGCATTACGACTATCTACAACAGCAACAGAATCAGTAGCTGTAGGATCATGTGCCGGTCGTGCACAAACTACAGGTTTTAGAAACGTATATATAGGAGCAGATTCAGGTCTTAATAATACAACAACAGATAATCAAACCCTAATAGGTTATCAAGCTGGTTGTGGTATTAACGGAGGCAGTGGTGGTAATGTAATTGTAGGAACACGTGCAGGATCTTATAATAATATTTTAACAACCGGTTCAAGGAATATTTTAATAGGTGGATTTGCTAAAACAAGTGGTGCTACAATTAATGATGAAAATGTTATAGGTTATAACGCTACAGGAAAAGGCACAGCAACATTTTTTGCTTTAGGAAGTTCTGGTGCTTTTAATGGAAAAAATATAACAACTTGGGACACTACGTCTGATAGAAGAATTAAAAAGAATATTGTTGATAATAATGATGGTTTAGAAAAAATATCAAAAATTAGAATTAGAAATTTTGAATATAGACCAAAAGATGAAGTAGTAGATTTTGAAAATCCAGATGCAGCCGTAGTAAATAAAAAAGGTGTACAATTAGGTGTTATAGCACAAGAATTACAAGAAATTATGCCTGAGATGGTAAAAGAACAATCTACAGGAGTTTTAACTGTAGATAACGATAATTTTATTTGGTATTTAATAAATTCAGTCAAACAATTAAAAACTGAAAATGACGACTTAAAAGTTAGATTAGAGGCATTAGAAAACGCATCATAAAAAACTTTTATATATACATTATAAATTAAAACTGAAAGTGAGTAATTATTATGTTTATTTTAGATGATGAAGAATTGGATGAAAATAAATTATCCAAAAAAGGCAAAATTGCTTTAGAGCAAATTCAAAGAACCCAACTTAAAAATAAAGAACTTCAAATAGATATATCTAATCTTCAAATAGTTGAAAACTATTATACAGATGTTTTACGAGAAGAAGTAAAAAATTTAAAAGAAGATACAAAAGATTAGTTATGAAAAAAGTTTTTTTTCTCTCTGGATTGCCCAGAGCAGGAAATACGTTGTTAGGTTCTATATTAAATCAAAATCCAAATATAGCAACAACGGCAAACAGTATTGTATTTGATATGATACATGATATTTGTTCTAATAAAAAAACTTCAAATACTTTTTTAAATTTTCCAGATCATAAATCGTTGAATAACGTGATAAAAAATATTATACCTAATTATTTTAAAGACTGGAAACAAAAATATATTATCAATAGAGATTTAATTGATGAGGGTCGTATAATTTTATTAAAAAAATATTATTCATACGATATAAAAATTTTATTTTTGTGGAGAGATTTATTTGAAGTTTTAGCTTCTTTTATTAAATGGTCTGAAGAAGGTAATGAAAAAGATATGTTTAAAAATTGTTTAACAAGAGAAGATAAGATTAATTATTTGTTAGGTGAAAACAACTCAAATATAATTACAGGTATTCATTGTGTAAGACAAATGTCTAAACTAGAAAATATGAAATATGTTCATTTTGTAAGTTATGAACATTTAGTAAGTCAAACAGAAATAGAAATAAAGAAAATTTATCAATTTTTAAAAATACCATATTATAAACACTATTTTACAGATTTAGATACTTTTTCTGTAAACGGTATTCAGTATGTGGATAAAGGAATACATGGTGAAAATTTACATACTATTAAAACAAAAGAGATTAAAAAAGAAGAATATGATTATATGAGTTATATTCCACAATCTTGTATTAAAAAAATTAGAAAATTAAACTATAAACCAGAAATAATATAGGACATCACTTGAAAACGCATAATAAAAGTCTTATATATATTATAAACTAAAAAATGATAATGAGGAAATATTATGTTAAACACTTATGTAATTGAAGGTGGCATTGGAAAATGTACGGCATTTACTGCCTTAATACCCAAATTAGCAAAAAAAGCTGGTGAGCCAATACAGATTTGGACACCTTACGTTGATTGTTACGCTGGCAATCCAGAAGTCGCTATGGCTTTTGAACAACAAACAATACCATTAAACGATCCACGTTTATTAAAATCAGATAATATTCATTACTGTGAACCTTATAAATCAAACTTTGTGTTTGGTAAAGAACACATTATAGAATCTTATTGTAGATTATTTGATATAGAATATGATGAGTCTATGAAGCCAAAACTTTATACGGACCAACATCAAAAAAAGGCAGACGAATGGTTGACACAAAATGGTGTTACAGGCGATTACGTATTAGTTCAGTTTACAGGTGGTCAATCTCCTGTTATGTTTAATCCTCAAAATCAATATGTTAGTTCTAATCCTGGTCGTAACTATTCGCCTTATTTGGCTCAACAAGTTATTGACAAGATTAAAATGAGATATAAAGATTTAACAATCATTGATACGACACTGCCAAATGAACCTGGTTATCAAAACACAATTAAGTGTACAGAACATTGGGCTGTGATACATCAAATGTTAAAAAAGTCAAAAGGGTTTATCTCTATTGACACTAGTATTAATCATTTTTCAGCATCAACAAAGACAAAAGGTGTTGTTTTATGGGGAAATACACGATTTAATCAGTTTGGTTACGACCAAAATATCAATCTTCATTATCATATGAAACAAAATGAATGGAACGAAAGTAAGTTTAAAGAAAACGATCCTCGAAATATCATGGTGGATCCTGATGAAGTCTTTAAGGCTTATGTGTCCATTCGAGGTAAAAAGTAATATAAATAGTTACAACTTTAATTATAATTAAAAGGAGTTAATAATGTCAGAAGAAACAAGAGATGCAGAACAGTTAGCACAAGACTACACTGCTATGGGTCATTCTGTTGACTTAATCAATGGTATCATTGGTGGTACACAAATGGCTGATGAGTCTGCTGAAGACAAACAAGCTACTGTAGATAGAAATGTTGAACACTTAGAACTAATGGTTGCTAAAAGCGATTGGGGAAGTGAAGACATGACTGCTGCTAACGCTGCTATTACAGCAGGTAAAGCTTACACTGCGTAATTAAATTAATATATTAGTGTTGTTAGATTTTTCTTTCAACACTAATATAACTATATTCAAATAATAAGGAGTGAATAAACAATGGCTAAAATAACAATTGATGGCAAAGAATACGAATCAGAAAATTTACCAGCAGATTTGGTAAATGCTGTCGTAGCAAAAAATGAGATTCTTCAAAATAGAGTAAGACACGTTATTGAAATTGAAAAAATTGATGTGTTATCAAATTATTACGATCAAAAAGTAAAAAAATTACTTGAAGAACACGAAAAAAAAGACGAACCTAAAGAAGAAAAAAAAGAAGAAACTAAAAAATAAAAATGGCTGCTGTAGCAAATCTTAGAATTGAACAAGGTGCCACTTTTACCAGTGATGTTACGGTCAAAGATAGTAACGGAGATGTCTTTGACCTGACTGGATATACGGCATCTGCTAAGATGGCTCTCGGCTATGCTTCTACACGTACACGAGTTTCTTTTACAACAGCAATCGGAACACCAACCACAGGTGTTATTACACTATCCCTTACAGCAGATCAGACCAATGCCTTAGAGGCACCAGCACGATATGTCTATGATGTTGAAATTTTAAGAACATCTGACAGCACAATTACACGAGTTATCGAAGGAATTATTACAGTTTCTCCAAGTGTTACTACATAATTAATATTCTTTTCAACATCATTTTATTATAAATATTATCACAGGAGAGATAAATTGGCTAACGTAACAGCAACTATTAATAGTACAGCATCATCAGGACCGAAACAAGTATCTGTTTCAGTTCCAAGTGCGACAAGTTCGAACAGATTACGAGCTTTAAATGATGTAAACGCAACATCTCTACAAGATGGCGCTCTTCTACAATATGATGCAAACACTGACAAATTTGTAACAAAAACAGAAATATCCACAGAAACAGGAACAATAACGTTCAACGGTGGAAGTTTTTAAAAAACAGGAGAAGTTTTAAATGGCAACAATAATTCAGATTAAACGTTCATCTGGAACTACGGCGCCATCAACACTTAAATTAGGTGAATTAGCCTATACTTATGGTACAGGTACACAAGGTAATAATGGAGATAGACTCTTTGTAGGAGAGGGTGGAGTTGATGGAAATGGTGACGCTAATAACGTAACCGTAATAGGTGGACAATATTTTACAGACAAATTAGACCATGTAGATGGTACTTTAACGGCAAGTTCAGCAATACTTGTTGATTCAAACAAAGCAATTGATGAATTGCTTGTAGGAAATTCATCAACTATCGGTGGCACAATTAAATTTAATGAAGGTACTAATAACGGTACTAACTTTATAGGATTAAAATCACCAAACAGTGTAAGTTCAACAGTTACTTTTACGTTGCCAGGAAGTGACGGATCAAACGGTCAAGTTCTTCAAACAGATGGATCAGGAAACTTAACATTTGGTGACGCTGCTTCTACTTTAACTTTAGTAGATGATAGTTCAACTTCAGTATCTATTAGTTTAACAACTGATACACTTTCACTTTTAGGTGGTACTGGTATTAGTTCAACAGCATCAGGCGACACAGTTACTTTTGCGATTGATAATACTGTTGCGACACTAACAGGTACACAAACACTTACAAACAAAACAATTGATACTGCTAATAACACCATTACAATTGTTGAGGCAGACATTTCTGATTTACAATCTTATATCACTGCTTCAAGTACAGCCACTTTAACAAATAAAACATTTGACGCAAACGGCACAGGTAACTCAATATCAAACATTGAAGTTGCTGATTTTGCTTCAGGTGTTATTGATACAGATTTAGCATCTGTTTCTGCTAGTGATGATACACTTGCTTCTGCTAAGGCAATCAAAGCTTACATAGACTCTGAAAATGCCAACCAGATGACAACTATTACAATTGCTGATGATAGTTCGACTACATCATCAATTACTGAGGCAGACACTTTACAATTCTTAGGTGGTACAGGTATCAGTTCAACTGTTTCTGGCGATAGTGTAACTTTTGCTATTGACAACACCGTTGCTACTTTATCAGGTACACAAACACTTACAAACAAAACAATTGATAGTGCGAATAACACGTTAACATTAGATTTATCGGAAGGTACTTTAACTGGTACTACTGCTGAATTTAACACTGCGTTAAGTGATGGTTCATTTGCTACTTTAGCTGGTACAGAAACACTAACCAATAAAACAATTAGTGGTTCTTCAAACACACTATCAAACATTGGTAATTCATCATTAACAAACTCAACAATTACAGTAACCGATGGCTCAACATCAACTAACGTTGCTTTAGGTGGTACACTGACTGTACAAGGTACTTCTAACGAAATCGAAGTTGGTGAAAGTTCTGGTACACTTACAATTGGGTTGCCTAGTGATGTTACTATTGGTAATGACTTAACCATTACTGGAAACTTAACAGTTAATGGTACAACAACAACAATATCAACAACTAACACAGTTGCTTCAGACACACTCTTTGAATTAGGTAACGGTACGACTGGTTCTCCTGCCAACGATACTGGTATCGTAATGGAAAGAGGTGATGCTGATAACGCATTTATCGGATTTGATGAAAGTGCTGATAAGTTTATCGTTGGAACAGGAACGTTCACTGGTGCTTCAACAGGTAACTTAACAATCACTACTGGTACTTTAGTTGCGAATTTAGAAGCCACAACTGCTACATTGGGTGGAAGTGATGTAATATCAACAGATAATACAAAAACTTTAACCAATAAAACAATTGATGCTTCTAGTAATACATTATCAAACATTGGTAATTCTTCATTATCCAATAGTTCAATTACTATTACAGGAAGTGACGCTTCTTCAGATGCCGTTGCTCTTGGTGAAACATTAACTATTGTAAATGGTGAAGGTATTGTCACAGCGATTGCTTCAAATTCATTGACAATCACTGGAGAAGACGCAACAGCATCAAACAAGGGTATTGCTTCATTTAGTTCTGATAACTTTACAGTATCAAGTGGAGCTGTTACAGTTACAACTATCGACGGCGGAACATTTTAATTAGTCGTCAGGAGTTTAGATTATGGCGACGGTTATAAAACTCAAACGAGGGACGTCAACACCTACAACAGGCAATTTATCGTCTGGTGAGGTAGGTGTTGATACATCTGCTCAAAAGTTTTACATCAACGACAGTGGCTCTATTAAAGCTATTGGCGTTGGAAATGATGCTACGGCCTCTATTAAAGGTATTGCGTCATTTGATTCAGGTGATTTTTCTGTATCCTCTGGAGCCGTTTCTTTAGCCAGTAATATTTCTGGCTTATCTAGTCTATCTTCTACAAGTATAACTGTTGGTTCAAGTGGAATTACGTTTGATGATGGTTCCACCCAAACATCAGCAGGAGCTAGCACAGCATTTGCTATTGCTCAAGCGATTGCTTTAGGATAGTATAAATATGGTAAAAAGGTAATTTATGGCAAATCCAAGTACAAGAGAAACATTAAAACAATATGCTCTAAGAACATTAGGTAAGCCTGTTATTGAAATTAATGTGGACGATGACCAACTTGAAGA